CTCGATCTTGTCGACAAACCAGGAAGCGCTCATTGCGTGGCCTCCATGGTAGTCAGTCGTTCCTCGGCAACGACATCAAACGACTGGCCCGTGGCCAACAGCGTGACGGGAACGCCGGGGTGGTTCTGCTGGAATCGTTTGATGGCAACGTCCACGTACTCGGGGGCGATCTCCACGGTGCGGCAGATGCGACCGGTGCGATCGGCCGCCAGCATCGTCGTGCCGCTGCCGCCGAAGGGTTCGAACACGATGTCGCCCGCGTTCGTGTAGGCCTCAATGACGAACTCGGGCAGCGCCACCGGGAACACGGCGGGGTGGTCAATGTCCTGCCCGATCTTGCCCTTGTGGCGCATCACGCGAATCACCGAGTCGGGAATCCGGGTGTCCTGCGTCGGTTGGCCCTTGTGCGTCCAGCCGCCCACTTCGCCGTCCTTGCTGCGCATGGCCGTGGACGAGCCATCGGCGCGCAGGTGCGATTCCTGGCCCGCGTGCTTGCAGGGCACGATCTTGTTGGGCTTGCGGCTGGCGCGGTTGAAGTGGAAAACGAACTCGAAGCTCGGCGCGAAGCGTCCCGCCCAGTCGCCGGGCATCCCCGGCCCCTGATCCCAGACGTACCACGCGAAGCGCCGCCATCCTTGGTTGCGCATCCAGTCGAGCCACGCATCCCAATACGGAATGACTTCGTTGTCACGGTGAATCAACCCGAGGTTGACCAGCACCTGTCCGTCGTCGGCCATCGGCACCGTGGCGAACACGCCGCGCATCAGACCATCCCAATCCCCGATGCCGCCCGACGTGTAGTCACGCTGGTTGCCGTATGGCGGTGAGGTGAAGCACAGCCGCGCCGTGTCACGCTGCATCAGCGTGGCGACCACGCTTGGGTCGGTGGCGTCGCCGCAAATCAGGCGGTGCGAGCCGATGGCCCAGACATCGCCACTGCGGGACACCGGCACCACTGGGGCATCAGGCACCTCGTCGGCTGCGTCCGGTGCATCAGCATCCTCGTCCTGATCAGCATCGTCCGAGGCCACGTCGTCAGAAAGCAAGGCTTCGATCTCGGCGTCCTCGAAGCCGGTCAGCGCAAGGTCGTACCCGGCCTCGGACAGCTCGGCCATTTCCAGCGCCAGCATCTCCTCGTTCCAGCCTGCGTCGAGCGCGAGCCGGTTGTCAGAGATGACGTAGGCGCGCTTCTGCGTCGGCGACAGGTGGGCCAGTTCGATGACCGGCACCTGATCCAGACCCAGCTTGCGCGCGGCGGCCAGACGACCGTGGCCCGCGATGATGCCGTTGTCGCCATCCACCAGCACCGGATTCGTCCAGCCGTACTCGACGATGCTGGCGGCGATCTTGGCCACCTGCTCATCGGTGTGCGTGCGCGGATTGCGGGCGTAGGGGATCAGCGCCTCGACCTTGCGGTACTCGACGTTGAGTGTGTTCAAAAGTGGCGTCCCAGAAAGAGAAAACCCGCCGACGGGAAACCGTGGGCGGGCTCGTGATGTGTGCGGACTGGCGGGGCGGGTGCAAACTGCAAACCCTGCAAACCTTGGTTTGCAGTCGGACGCTAGGCGAATGCCGCGCTCGCGCCCCCCGCATAGCTGGGTGCCCAGGAAGGACCCGTGGATGGCTGGACGGCTTGCTTGACCGTCGCCGCTGTCCAGTCCAGACCTTAGCCGAGATACTACCCTCGGACCGGCGGATTTGTTGCACCTGTGCGCACGCCCGGTTTCGCATCCAACCCCAAACCGCGAGCAACCGAGTGCGGCGTTAATCGGCGTTGCGCATGGCTTTGGGAGTGGTGCTTCGTCCTGCCGCTGCGCTGGCACCTTGTTGCGTGGTGTTTAGGTGGTTCGCGACAGTCTGCAACGCCCGCTGCCACCGCCGCCACGCCGTGGTCCGGTCGCAGCCGAAGCGGGCGCAGATGTCGCGCCAGCGGTGGCGCTCGGCGCGCATCCATACCAGGTGGCGTTCCTCTTCCTCCAGCCACAAGACCCAGCGCATGGTCTCGAGCATGCGCTCGATGGCCTCGGGGCTGGGCGGGAAGCGCCGGATCGAGGGTTCGGCCCCCAGCGTCTCCCAGGGCATGCGGCGGATCGCGGGCCAGGTGTTGAAGTAGCCCTGCACGCGCACGGGCGGCAGGCGGTGGGCGGTGATGGCCGCCTCCCGGAAGCGTTCGTCCACACGCTCGACGGTCCACTCAGCCATGGCGCGCCTCCCGTGCACCGTAGAGCCGCTCGCCGATTCGGCGGATCAGCTCGCGCTCCGTCCAATCGAGCCGGTCGTCGTCGAGGCAGACGACGAGCAGGCGTTGCTCGCGCCAGCCGCGGCGCTTGACGGCCTCCACGTCCATCGGCTCGGGCTGCAGGCGCCCCAGCGGGCAGCGGTAGCGAGGAGTCGGGATGTCCATCTCACGCCTCCTGCGCCGCGTCGTGATGCTGGATGGCCCAGTGCAGCAGAGCCAGGGCATCGGCTTCGTTGTCGTCGTTCGGGGCGTGGCCGCGCGATTGAACGGATGCGATCATCTCGTCCTTGCCCGCATTGCCCTTGCCGGTCGCGTGCTTCTTGATCGTGCCGACCGGGACGCCTTGGTACGGGATGTTGTGATGCTCACACCACGCCGTCAGATGTCCCATGAAACCGCCGTAGGCATGCGCGGCGTCCACGCCCGCGTGCCGTCGAACCTCCTCGAAGAACACCGCGTTGATGTGGCTGCTGGCGCTCAAGAGTTCGTTGAGCCAGCGTTTGAACCGCAGGAAGCGCATGCCGCCGCCTTCGAATCTCTGCGGCTTGAACTGCTCGGTGCCGCTGGTGATCGTGCCGTCCAGGTGTTGCAGTGCCCAGCCGGTGCGTGTGCCCAGATCGAGGGCGAGGATTGTCGTGTTCATCGTCGATTGCTCCAGATTTCTGCTTATTCGGGGTGGGCGAGTGACGGATGCGACGGGTTCTCGGGATAACTCTCTTCACGTGCGCGCACGCGTAGCGCGTCAATCAGTAAACCCGTCAAATCCGTCACTCGCCCGGTCTTGCTAGTCATCGCGGTAGGGGTAGCTGTGGCTGTGGGGCTTGGGCCTTAGCGCGATGCCCGCGAGGCCGCGTGCGCCCCCGGTCAGCCGGCACTTCTCGAACTTGCGCGTCGCCATCAGCTCGGAAAAACGCTTGACCGAGCCCACATATTCGCCGGCGCGTTCGGCCCATTCCCGCCAGTCGGCGAACAGTTCGGAAACGCCTTCGCGATGGGTCTTGGCGAGCAGACAGCGCTCTTCGATCCATTGCCCGAGCGCGTCCTCGGCCTCGAAATACTCCTCGGTCGCCGACACCACGCTGGCTGGCGGCTTGAGCCCTTGGCGCTGCCACAGGCTGCAGCCCTCGACTGCCCACGCCAGAATCCCGTCGCGCTCCTTGAGCAGCTTCTCGGTCAACTTGCCGTCGCGCTTGTCGGGCGGGATCGTCACCGTGAACGGGATCAGGTGCAGGCGTCGCTTCATCGCCTCGTCCACGTTGCGGATCGAGGGTTTGTGGTTGCCCGCGATCACCAACTTGAACTGCGGCACGTACTCGAAGAAGTCCTGGCGCATGAAGCGTGCGGACACCTTGTCGCCCCCGGTGATGGCCTTCACCTTGGATTCGTTCCAGCGCCGGCCTTGCTCGGTCTCGATGCTTGAGACGAAGCGTGCGCCGCGCAGGCCCGCGAGATCGGTGGGATGCCGGTCGGTGCGCGCTTCCATGAACGTGTCCATCGGCGCGTTGGCCGCGTAGTCGCCCAGGATCGTGGTGATCACGTTGACGAACACCGACTTGCCGTTCGCGCCCGTGCCGTACAGGAAGAACAGCGCGTGTTCGCAGGTCACGCCCGTCAGGCAGTAGCCGACCATCAGTTGCAGATAGGCCATCAACTCGGCGTCGCCGCCGGTGACGTCGGTCAGGAACGCACGCCAGGTCGGACTGTCGCCCTGCGGCATGGCCGTCGTCACCTTGGTCATCCGGTCGTCGCGCCGGTGCGGCCGCACCCGGCCCGAGCGCAGATCGACGACACCGCCTGGCGTGTTGAGCGCCCAGACGTCGGCGTCCCATTCCTCGGCGGTGGAGGCATGCTTGGGATCGGAGCGCGCGATCTTCTCGACCGAGGAGATCGTGGCGGAACTCGCGAGCTTGGCTTTCAGCCGTGGGCTGTCCGCCTTGAGCGATGCCGTGCGGCAGATGCCCCGTGCGAGATGCGAGACGTAGAGCACCTGATCCGGATTCCAGCGCACGCCCGTCCAGACCAGCCACTTGCCCCACAGCGCGCAGTAACGCCAGTTCTCGCCGTAGCGGCGCGTGAAGGCGGTGGACAGTCCGTCCTCGGTCGTCCAATCGATGCCGTCAAGCAAATCGGGTTGCGGAGTCTCTTCGACCGCGCGCATGACCGGCATCCGCTCGCCGGCGGCAAGGAAGCCCCCGACGTCGAACCCTTCGGGAATGGCGTCCGCCGCGTCCCAGCCATCCGGCTTGTCGCCGGGCGGAACGAGGATGGCCACGGAGGTCGCGCCGGCCTGCAGAATCGCCTGCGACGCACGATCCGCGTAATCCCAGCCCGGCTTGTCGCGGTCAGGCCAGATCAGCACCGCCTTGCCTGCCAGCGGCGACCAGTCGGTCTTGTCGACCGGGGCGTTCGCGCCGTGCATGGCCGTGGTCGCCGCCACGCCAATCTCGATCAGCGCCTGTGCGCATTTCTCGCCTTCGACCAGGACGATGTGGCTGGCCGCTGCCAGATCCGGCTGGTTGTACAGGGGGCGCGGCTCGGGCGGGGCCATCTTGCGGCGCTTGGCGTCCCACGGCCGGAACTCTTTCTTCCCGCCCGGCGGGTCGTAGCGGTAGACCACGGCGATCAACTTGCCGGTGGCATCGTGATAGTCCCACTTGGCCGTTGCCGGGCCGAGATCATCGACCGGTGCTTCCTTTTTCGCCTTGCGTGCCGGCACCGCCCGGGCTCGCCCGAGCAGATCGCCCGCGTGCGCCAACACCCGGAGAAATTCGGTGTGGACGTTGACACCGAGACAGGCTGCGATCAGATCGAAGATGTCGCCGCCGTCGCCCGTCGCGCGATCCGTCCACAAGCCGGCCTTTTCGCCATCGAGCACGACCTCGAGGCTGTCGCCGGGGCTGCCCAGCACGTCGCCGATGACGAACTTGCCCCGGCGCTTTTTGCCTGCGGGGAAGAGCGTGCCCAGCACCGCTTCCAACCGGGCGAGCAGGTCCGCGCGGATCTCGTCGCGCTCGGCGTCCTGGTTCTCGATGACAGGAGATGTCTCGTTGAAGTCGATCATTCGGCTCCCTCGTCTGGCATCTCCGCTTTGCCGGCGTCGTGACCCTGCGGTGTCCGGGCTTTGACGGCCCAGGCGGTGAGTTCGGACAGCCGGTACCGCACCAGACCGCCGAGCAGGTAGTGAGGGATGCGGTACTTGGCGCGCATCGCGTGGTCGGCAAACCAGTAGTACGGCAGGCGCAGCGCGGCGGCCGCCTGCTTGGCGTCGATCATCGGCTCGCCGGCGGTGACCGGCTGCGTTTGAATGTTGTTGTCGTTCATGATGGCAATCTCCAGCAGCGGTCCTGCCACGCGCACATCCGGCATTCGAAGTGGGTGGCGTCGGCGAACGAGCGCGGCAGGAGTTCTCCCGCTTCGGTCGCGGTGATCACCTTCACCGCGCGATCCGACATGCGTTGGGCAAGGGCTGCGTCAAAGGGCACGAGCTCGGCGTAGATCTCCATCGTGTCGGCATTCACCGCTGTGAAGAGCGCCGGGTGCTCGTGCAGTTCGAGGTAGGCTTGATAGAGCGCGACCTGCGCGGCGTAGACGGGTTTAGCCACGGCGAGCCGGTTCTTCTCCAGCTCGCGCCAGGACTTCGAGCCGAGGCATTTGTTTTCCCACAGCGCGGGATAAGCGAAACCCTCGGGGCCGCCGACGATGACGCCGTCGATGTGGCCCTGCAGGCGTCCGCCCGCCACCGAGAAGCCGAACTGCTCACCGTCGGCCTTGCGCGTGCGCAGATCGAAACCCGCACTGCGCAGCCACACGACCATGCAGTCCTCGACGACGTGGCCGCGCTCGAAGATGCGCAGCATCCGTCCCTGGGTGTCGCGCCCGTAATCCACCGGCGCTTGCGCGAACTCGTACTGCAGCGCTCGCTCGCAGGCCACGCCCAAACGGGATGCGCCAAGATAGCGGCGCACCTCCTGCCGGGCGCGGGTCTGCTGCAGACCGATATCGATCAGCGCCGCGACCTGCCCGGAGATACTGGCGGTGGAGTTGAAGTCCATCATGGCTTCGTCTCCCAAGGCAGGTCGTCCTCGAGGTCTGCGAACGGATCGCTGACCGTCTCCTTCATGCCGCGCACCGGCGGAAACTTGGTCGCCTCGTGGTGCTCGACCATCGCCTCGGTGTAGCAGGTGACGATGGCGTCGATCACCTGCAGCGCATCGGCTTCCGAGTAGGCCCCGAGCGGCTTGTCGAAGCCGATGCCGCCCGCCACCTCGCCGAACGCTTTGAGGCATTGGCGCATCGCGGCCAGTTCGACATCAGAGGGGTCGATCATCACGGCCTCCCTTGTGTCGCGGTACCCGTCCTTCACCCGCAGCCAGTTGCCGTACAGCGTGTGGAACGCGTCCTGGCAACGACGCGAGCAGAACACCCAGTCGATGGGATAACGCCGGGGATCGCCGACCCCGTGACGGCCGTCGGTATGGCCGAATCCCCGCGCTTGTCGTTTGCAGACCCAGCATTTCACGCCACCTCCTCACTGCGCCCAGGACGGTTTGCCCGTCACCGGCGCGCGTTGCTGGGCGGGCGCGGCATAGGCCGGGGCGGCCTGTGCCGGAGCGCCGGAAGTGCCGCCGCCCGGATTGGTTTTCGGTGGCACGCCTTTGAGCTTTGCGTAGTCCGGGTGATCGGGCTCGACCGCGAGCTTGACCACGTTGCGGTCCACACCCTTGGCGTCCTTCTCGATGTCGACGCGGACGAAGAACTCCAGTCCGTCGAGTTCGTGAAAGCCCTGGATGCGGCGCGCGGCAGCCGCCTGCGGCGAGTTGTCCTGCGGATGGACGTTGCGGGCGCTGTTGAGCGCGGCGCGGATGAAGCTGCGCCCCATCTGCCCCCAGGTCGGTCCCTTCTTCGAGTACAGACCGACGTTGCTCCACATCTTGCGCTTGGCATGCTCGCCGGCGGTGACGACGAACTCGGCGGCGAGATAGATCGAGCCGGTCTCGAAGGATTCGGTGGCGTAGCCGCCGACCCAGCCCTGGCTCGGATCGTCGTAGCCACCGGGCTTGATGGTCATGCGTACCGGCACGAGCGTGCCCCTGGGGATGAGATCGAAGCCTTGCTGTTGTTCGGCGTCGTTGAAGTCCTGCCATGCTTGGGTGGTCATTGCGATTGCTCCTTGGATTCGGTGGTATTCGGGGCGGCGGACGCGAGGGCAGCGCCGGCGCACTTGGCGATGAGCGCGCCGAGATGCGGCGGCTCCAGCAGGTCGAGGCGACCGCTGCGGTCTTTGGCCGGGTAGCCGTAGGGATTGACGGTGTGGGTGACGAAGGCGCGGTAGGCGCTGCCGTCCTCGGCCTTGATCTCGGCCAGCGTCACGACCTCGTCGACGATGCCGGGCAGTTCGAGGCTGGTCTTGCTGCCCTCGATCTGCGGCACGAACACCTTGCGGTTGTAGTCGTCGAGCCGTTCGTCGAGGATGGCGACGAACACCACGTTCTTGCCGCGCGCGTGTTGCAGGTGAGTCAGGGCGCCGACCATCTCCTGGCCGAGCAGGCCGTAGGCACCGCGCATGTCGGGCTTGCCGGTTCGGTCGCTGACCGCGCCCGGTTGCGTCTTGCACCACGCGAAGCACTGGCGCGAGAGCTGCGTGATCGAGTCGAGGAAGAAGGTCTGGTAGCGGTCGAGCTGTGCCGGATCGCCGAACTTCTCGACGACGTGCTCGTAGTGCGCCTGCGAGAACGCGGCGTCCGGCGGCAGCGAGCGATCCGGCCCGGCGAGGAACACGAAGAAGTCGCGCGACTCCGGCCACGAGGCCGGACGGATGGTGTCGCCGGGCCAGTCGGCCACAGCCAGGTCGCCCGCCTCGATGTCGAGGAATAGCGTGGTCGCCGGGTCGAGGTCTTTGAGCCGGGTGGTCTTGCCGATGCCGGACTTGCCGAGCATCAGCAGCTTGACGCCTTTGCGCTCGGCCATGCGCTGCTGCGCGGAGATGATCGGGAGGGACATCACGCCACCTCCTTCAACTGCTCGGCGACTGCGGGATTCCAGAGAATCTGGTAGCCGCTGTGGCCGTTGCGCGAGTACGGCATGGCCTCGGCCCACGCTTCACCGGCTTCAGTCAGTTCCCATTCATCGCGGTCGTTGCGGAACTGGAAGCCGTGCGATGCCAGCAACTGGTTCGTGGCCTTCGCCGAGCGGTTGAGCAGCTTACCGAGCTGGGTGGCGTTGAGCGAGCAGATCGGCTCGTTGGCGGCAGCGCCTTTGGCTGGAAGGGCGCGGCGCAGCACCTCTGTGGTGAGGCCCGTGTTCTCCTGAATGCAGGTCAGCGTCGCCGCCATCGCAATGCCGGTCTTGACGCCCGGCACCTTGGCGACCGCCTCTCCGATCAGCAGGATCGCGCTCACGCGGTCGTGGGTCGGCGCGGGCAAGGAGGCCGGTGCGCCGGGGGCCGAGTACGCGCCGGTCTTGCGGATCGCGGGCAGCACCTCGCCGGTCACCCAGCGTTTGAAGCGTTTCGCGGCGTCCTTGGTGCTGCCGAGGATCAGGGCGTAGAGGCCCGATTCGTTGACGTGGTTGGCGCGCTGCGTGCGCCCGAGGTTGTCGATGACCTCCAATTTCTGGAGGTCATCGGCATCGACGTGCGACTTGATCGCCTGAGACGGGTTGCCCATCTCCAACGCATCGCAGACGTCGTTGGCGTTGAACCACGGCAGGCCCGCGTCGTCGACCTGCACGCGCACGGCGTGCGCCTCGAACTGGAAGGGAATGATCGCGCTCATGATCAGCACCCCCACGAAACGTCGGCGATGCGGTCGGCCCCACGTGCGGCGCGCTTGCGCACCTCGGTGTGGAGTTCCTCCAGCGCGGTGCGGCGACGACTGAGCGCCAGAGATTCCGCGTTAGCCGTCTGGATGGCGAAGGCCAGTTCGTCCACCGTGGCGGCGTCGAGCGCCACGACGACATCGTGGCCGTCGGCGCCGCGATAGCGGATTTCGTTGGGAAGGTGTTCGCCGTAGATGGACGGCAGCTGCTTGCGCAGCGAAGCGATGAGGCTGGTGCTCATGATCAGTGCTCCGAATCGAGGGAAAGGGTGAAAGA